TAAGTCAGGGACTGAACAAGGACGCCATAAGCAAGCAAAATTCAGCCGCTATGGTCGAGCAGCTGGCAACAATGAGCCAGCAACGGCAGAAAATCATAGCCAGAAACTTTGCAAACCAGTTTGTGAAGCCACTGTATTTTGAGGCTTACCGGCTCTGTGTTGAGAACGAAGACCAAGACAAAATCGTCGAAATCGGCGGTAACTACGTCCAAATCGACCCGTCTACGTGGTCTGAAAAGCGTGACGTCATGGTTGAGTTGCGTCTTGGATACGGCGAACAAGAGCGTGAAGCCCAGAAACTACTGGAAATGCACACCCTGTTCAGCCAAGACGCTTCGATCCAGCCACTTTACGGCTTGGAAAACAGATACCGGATGCTGAAAGGCGTCCTAGAACAGGCGGGAATACTGAACGTCGAAGATTATTTGACGCCACCGCAGAAACTACCGCCACCACAGCCTGACCCAGCTGCTGAAATGCAGATGCAGATGGCGCAGAAACAACTTGAATTACAGGAACGTCAGACTGCTGTCGCTGAACAGCGGCTGCAACTCGACATGATGCAAGCACAAGCCAAGATTGCCCTAGACCAGTCTAAGGCAGAGGCACAACACGCACTTCAGTCAGACAACCAAGATTTGAAAGAACAGCAGTTCGCACACAAGGTTCGCATTGACGAAGGCGAGTTGGAAGTCTTGCGCAAGGAAACAACTGACGTCCGTGGGATTGCAAGTCCCACGGGCTGATAAGGAGACTTCATGGAAGAGAAAGAAGAGCAACTTTGTCGGATGGGCGATGAGGCTGAGGCTGTACTTAAAGCTGACGCCTTCAACGCCACCGTCAATCAACTGGTCGATGCTAGTTTCCAAGCGTTCTGCAACTCCAAGCCGGAGGACGCAGACGCTAGGGAACGCAGCTACAGCCATTACCGGGCATTGGTCGACATCGTCAACACCCTACAACAGCGGGTGACAATCAGAGACGAAATCAACGCCAAAACGGCCCACAACGATAACAACAATCAAGAGGGATAGGACCATTACATGGATAACGTCCAACAAAACACCTCAAACCAAGAACCGGTTGCACTCACAGTAGATGAGGCAGCGGAAGCCATCCTGAAGCGTTGGGAGGTAGACGCTGACGACAGTCAGCCATCTGAACCAGACGAGACAGAGGCAACTGATACCATCGAGAAAGAGACTTTAGACGATGCGGATCAGTTAACGGAACATGACGAAACAGACGATCCCGACGAGGGTGACGAGACAGAACAAGATGACGATTACGACGAAACTGACGCAGATGACGAAGAGGATGACGTTGAAGACAATGATAGCGATGCGGAAGCTGAGCAATCACTGGATGAGATGGAAGTCGAAGTCACGGTCAACGGCGAAAAGCAACTTTATTCTGTTGCGCAACTCAAGCGATTGGCTGGGCAGGAAAGTTCGCTTACTCAAAAAAGTCAACGTGTGGCTGAACAGCGCAAAGTGCTGGACGATGCCATCGGCAAAAATCATCTGGCTTTCCAACGTATGCTGGAAGCTGCTCAAGAGCGTTACAAACCGTATTCGGAAATTGATATGCTCGTGGCGGCAAAAGCGATGGAAACGGAAGATTTCGCAGCTTTAAGAAAAGAAGCTGAAGCCGCTTACACCGACCTGAAATTCCTTCAGGAAGAAGCGGACGCTTTCTACAAGGACGTACAGACACGCCAGCAGGATCAGCTGCAAGAGGCTGCCAAAGAGTGTGTCAAAGTGCTTGAAGAGGATATCCCCGGTTGGAACAACCAGCTGTACTACGATATCCGCAACTACGCCATCCAAGCCGGATTACCAGAGGCCGACGTCAATAATTACGTCGATCCTGCGGTCATAAAGATCATCAACAAGGCACGTCTTTATGACGCCGGTAAGAAGGTGGCTACAGTGAAGAAGAAAGCTGCAACACAAAAGAAAGTGCTACGGGACAGTAAGGCACCGGCTAATGACCGGCAGCGCAAAAGCCAGAAAGTGGCTGAAGCCAGAGCCAAGCTGCGCCAAAGTGGCAACGACCTCGATGACATCGCTGAAGCACTTTTAAGCCGCTGGGAAGCATAGAAACCCAACAGCTTAGAAGGAAATACCTACAGTGAGTACCTACACCACATACGATTCCGTAGGGATTCGCGAGGACGTATCCGACATCATTTCGGATATTTCGCCTACCGATACCCCTATGGTGAGCATGATTAAAACCCAGAAGGTTCACAATCGTGTTTACCAATACCAAACAGATGCTCTTTCAAGTGCGCAAGCCAATGCGCAGGTGGAAGGGGCTGACCCGACAATGGCAACACTGACTGCAACGACAATGATTTCGGGCAACACTCAAATCTTGACCAAAGCCTTTCAAATCAGTCAAACAAGTGACGCCGTATCGACATACGGCCGTGCCAAAGAAACTGCGTACCAACTCGGTCGTGCATTGAAAGAAATCAAGCGTGACCTCGAATACGCATACGTCGGTGCTTCAAATACAGCTGTAACTGGTAACAACGCTGCTACTCCGGTAGCACGTGAAATGGACAGTGCTGATCAGCTGATCGACGCCGCAACCACCACAGCTGGTGGTACAGCTGCCCTGACCGAAGCAATGCTTCTGTCTACCGGCCAAGCTGTGTTCAATGAAGGCGGCGACGCTTCAGTCTTCATGATCAAACCAGCTGATGCCCAGATTGTTGCTGGCTTCACTGGTGCTTCTGGTCGCTATCGTAATTTCAACGATGCCCAGAAGACACTGACCAACGTGATCGACCTCTACGTATCGCCATACGGCGAATACAAGGTCGTTCTCAACCGTCACCAAATGACAACACACGCCTTCCTGCTCGACCCATCAATGTGGCGTTCAGCAGTATTGCGTCCGTTCTCTCGCACACTTCTCGCCAAAACAGGCGACAGCGAGAAGCACTTTGTCGTCGGTGAATACGGCTTGATGCACCTGAACCCGAAAGCATCGGGTCAGATCAACGCTCTTACCTAAAGTAGCGTAACCAAATTGGGAGTGAGGGGGCAAACAGTGGATTTTGCTCTCCTTGCCACTGCCCCTCACGCCCTTTTCTCAAAGGAGTTCAAATGACAAATGGCAATAAAAATCCTGGTCCTACACTGGTCGGGGTTAACGCAGAATTTGGCGAAAACGCTGATGGTTTGTACCTCAAGCGCAGCCAAGAAATCCCGCAGCAACTATTAGACAGCCTGAAAGAGCAACGGAACGACAGCACATCACGCCGGGAAGGCGAGTTCATGAGAGTGGCGTCGATACCGGCTGTGGTTGTCGAAAAATGGATGCGAGAGGGTTTCAACATCCTCGACCCCAACGTCAACGGCAAAGAAATCGTCAGGCGGCTGAAGGCCGAAAACTTGGACGCCTTCCTGACCACAGACAAGAGTATATAAGCGATGAACTACGGCGACCTTCAAAGCCACTTCAGCAATTTGCTGAACCGGTCAGACAATACGACTGCACTGACCCAACAGTTCCTTCAACAGGGACTTACACGGATACAGCGCACCCTTCGTACACCAATGCAAGAGAAGACGCTGTATACCACCATCACCCAGCAGACCACGATGTTCCGACTACCAGCTGATTTCTTGGAAACTATCAGCCTGTACCTAGACGAATACGAATTGGAACGGGTGCCAAACAAGCGTTTCAGGGAACTGAATAGCAGCAATTATTCCGGCAAATCACGGTACTACACTCGCATTGGCCCCGACATTCTGTTGTACCCCCAGCCGACTACCGGCGTTTTGGCCCTTTACTATTATTCCGAACTACCACCGTTGGTTAATCCAACAGACACACACGCTTTGTCTCAGGTAGCAGCGGATTTGATTATTTACGCCGCTTTGACATATGCGGCCGACTTTTACCTCGATGAACGGGCTGACGTATTTGAACAGAAATACCAGCAATTCTTCAGCGAACTTCAGGAACAAAGTGACGCGCAGGAAACGCAAGGCGGCACTCAATCGATCACGCCAGCGTACCGATACGCTGACAACTATTAAGAACGAGGGAACACATGAGTGATACCAGCTTCTATGGATTAACAGGAACGTCAGCGTCTGTTTCCAAC